GTCATTGAAGCTCACCGGACAAAGACAACCAAAGAGCGAAAACAATGGGACAAGTATCGCTCCTGGTATCTCTCCGAGTATTGGGGCTCCCAGCCCGACCGCCCAACAGGTGCCGGTGAGGAAGAGAACACTCTCGATATTGAGACCAACTTTCCCTATGCGTGGATCGACACCATGGTGGCCAATGTCTGCCCCACGAACCCGCAGGTTACGGTCAATGCTCGTCGAAAACAGCTCGCGCCTGCTGCTCGTTTTCGTGAGGCGATGGTCAACGACACGCTAAAGCGAAACAATGCTCACGCCATTCTGTGGAAGATGGCTACACAAACCGCTGTGTGCGGACGTGGCTTTGTAAAGGGCGTCTGGAACTTCCGTAGGAACACTGTGGAGTTTATCCCTGTTGATCCTCGCTTTGTCTTCTTCGACATGGGTGGAGCCCGGTGGGAAGATGTTCGATATATCTGTGAAGTCACAGTTCTCACTAAAGCTGAGTTCGAAAAGCGGATCTACAGCAAGAAGAACAAAGAGGGGACCTACGACCCGAAGGTGGCTGAGCGAGCCCATTTTGGAGGTTATCCACAATGGCTTAAGGATAACTGGCGCAACAAAGCGATGCTCAACGAAGCGTCCCGCGAAGTGTACGAGTGGACGACTGTTTATGAGTTCTACGACCTTGAGTCTGAGCGATACTTCCACTACGGAACGGAAGGTGAGGAACCGTTGTTTGAGGGCGAGCTTCCGTATCGCTTTATGAAAAACCCGTTCCGCATGCTGACGTTCAACGACAACATGACTGATATGGGAGGTTTGTCCGACGTAAAGCTGATTGCATCCGCCCAGGAGCGGTTGAATGAGTTGGATACGCTGGAGTTGATCTTTGCTCAGTCAACCATCCCCGTCATGCTTGTGCAGGCTGGATTGGTAGACAACCCTGAGCAGTTGGTCAGCGCTCTACGCGACGCAGATGGACCAGGAGCCATGGTCAACATCCAAGGCAAGCAAAACGCTCCGCTGCGGGACATTATTGGAGAAACCCCAACATCTTCGTTGTCACCCAGTTTTGGACAAATGCGCGACCGGGCGATGAGAATCGTTGAGTTTGTTTTAGGTATCCCGCAATACTCTCGGGGAGTCGTTGGTGTTTCCGATGTTGCTACAGAAGTTGCCCTTGCTGATACCGCTACTCGTACTCGTAATGGCCGACGAATCAAAGCTGTTGAAGATGTTGTTTCATGGATGGCGGAATGCACTGTCGGTCTTTATGAAGAGTTCTTTGCTGACGACATGATTCTTCCAGTTCGATTGACCGGAAGCCGGGATGTGCTTGAAGTTACAAGAGAAACCATCATGGCCAAAGAGTTCATCGACCCAGAAAAAGAAGGGCCGTTGGACTACGATTACGACACCGTTCCGTACTCTCCAACCGAAAACAACCGCTTAGTACAACTCAACAACATTGGGCAGTACATGGAGCTTCTGATGCAGGCCCCACAGGTTGACAAGGAGCGGTTGATGTCAAAGGTGCTTGAGTTGTTGCAGCTAAATGATGTTCTACTTACAAAAGGAGAGCAACAGGCACAACAAATGCAAGCTCAACAAGCAGCGCAACCAGCACCAGGAGCGCCACCTCAGGGTGGTGGTGATACACTTGCAACTGGAGCATTGCCGCCTGGCACTGAGCCACCGTCGCCTGTTGGTGGACCCGGAGCACTTTCGGATTACCCCGGATTTGCAGGAGCCCCTGGAGGCTTCGAGGGCGCACCGTTCCCAGCACCTGGAGGTAAATGATGAGAAGCTTTGATATTCGTTGCCACAACCATGGCGATATGTACGACGTAATGCTGGACGCCCCCACAGGGCGCATCAAAGCTATTGAACTCAACGAGTGGCAGCCAAGGTGCCCGTTGTGTGATCACCCCGTAACTATTATTGTTCCCCCGATTCTTACTGTTGGCCCTATGGATTCAAAACCCATCGACCTAACTAAATCTGTAGGACGTAAATTTACTTCAAACGCTCAATGGCGTGAATATCAAAAGAAAAACCCCAACGCTCGCCCTGTTTCTGTTACCGACCAGTCTTGGAAGGACCACTACAACCAAGTTAGGGAACTTGCAGACAAGAGGGCGGTCAAGGAAGGCTATGCCTGCTGGGGCGACAAAAAAGAGCGCAGAAAGAAGGAAAAGATCGCAGCCGGTGAGTTGAAGCCTTGACTTGAACCCGTCATCTGTGTAGAGATTCAATATAAATAAGTGAACTTCCACAAAATTCACTGGAGCTAAAATGCCCGACAAGAAAACCCTCGACAAAGCAAAAAAAGCAGGCGACGAACTTGAGCCAGAAATGGCAGCCATGGACGAGATGCCTCCAGAGGGTGACATGGAAATGGCAGACGCAGGCGTTCTTCCCGAGGAAGCTCCAGAAGACGCGGATGCAATGGCCGGCCCCACAGAGACGCCTGTCGATGCGCTCCAGGCTGCACTTGACTCAGGTGCAACGTCCGCTGAAGACGTAATGTCCAAGTTGGGAGAAGCTGGATTTGAAGTTGTTCCTGCCGCTGGTGGCATGGCTGAAGAGCCAGAAATGGACATGGCAGGTCCCCCTCCCGAGGGGATGCCTGCAACTGCGGGCGAGTTGCGTGAGCGCGTTCGCGGCGCAGCCGCCCGAGCATTGGGCGGTAAGGCCTAATGGCAGAAGAATTCGCAGAGACTGTAGAAGTTGGGGACTCCCAGGCTGCGGAGGCGGTAGACTCGGCTACCGCTGACACTGAACCCGCGCCCGAGGGGGCTTCTAACGAAGACGCGGCCTCTTCTGAGGAAGCTCCCTCCTTCTCTTGGGACGAGTGGGACGGGACTATTGACGAGCTTCCTGAAGAACACCGTGAGGTCGGCGGGTACTTTCACAAGCATTACGATGCACGCCTTTCAGGCAAAGACACCGAATTAACTGGACTTAGAGAACTGTACGACGCCCTTCTTATGGGGAAGGAGGACCCTCGGATTGCAAAAATGCAGGAAGAGAGCAAGTCTTTCGAAGAACGGTACAAGGGGCTCGAAGAAAAGTTTAGCGACTACAAATCGCAAGTTGAGGCAGCACAAGAAGCTGAGGCCCGCGACTGGGCAACTCGCTTTGAGGAGCAGCACAAAGAGATTCTTAGTGATAAGAAGAACAGGGAGCGCATGGTTGAATTTCTCGACAAGGGTTGGGAAGCCGAGTATGCGGTCAAGCTTTTAACCATGAATGAAGAGTTCGTGGAAGTGGCCGAAGAGGCCAAAGGTAACGGTGTACCGGATAGCTATGCGATTCGGCTTGCTGAAGTGAGTGCTGGAAAAAGTCAGGTCGAGAAGAAAGCGAAAGCTGCCCCTCGGCCCGGTGCTCGCATTACGGCTGGTGCAACGGGTGCTAAAAATCCACAACAAGCAATTCGAGCAGTCAAGGATACTGACACCCTTGAGGATCGAAGAATGATTGCCGCCCGTGCAGCTTTGAAAGTCGCAAAGGGTGGGCGAAGGTAAAGTGAAACATGGCTATTAACGCCGACGTTCTGCAATCCGCTCTTCAGGAGTTGATGCCGAGCTATTCAGAACTCTTCGTCAAGTGGCACCCGGTATTAGAGCGAGTGCTGCTGAAGGGTAATATTGACAAAAACGTTCTTACGGGTCCATACCGTGAGTTCGCCGTAGTAACCGATGGTCCAGGTGACGTGACCCAGATCCTTACTGGTTCTGAAATCGTCAACGGTGGCCGCAACCAAAATGCAGCACGCGGGAACACCTATGCTCCTCGCATGATTTACGCATTTGACGTTCCTGGTAAGGACCTCGCTGAAGCAAACGGCGAAATGGATCTCGCACGGATCATCCAACACTACCCAGAGTTGGCCCTGTCTGATTTCCATGAGCGTATTGCAAAGCAGATTGTTCAAGGCGACGGAAGCAACGTTGGTGGTTTTATGACCTTCAACGGCGACCTCACCTACAACCCCCAGGGCACTGCCCGTCAGGGTGTGTTTGAGTATGCCGCTCCGGCTGCTCAGTCTGACACTGTGTTTGGCATTGCAAAAAGCTCGGCAACGGGCTGGTACAACCAGTACGAAGACATCACGTCTTTCGCTACAAACGGTCGTGCTTTTATGCGTAAGTGCTACTATGCATGCTCGCGCCAGCAAAAGACTCTCGGTCCTGTGGACTTGATTCTTGGCGATGAGGGTTCATACCTGAACTACGTTGATGACTTGGACACACAAGTGCAAATCGTGACGGACAAGACCACCGCTGGTGATCGTGCCCCGAACAACATCCGTCAGGGAATCAAGTTCCTCGATGCAGACTTCTTCCTTGAAGACTCGTTGGATACTTTGGATGCAACCAACTTCTCGACGGCTGCTGCTCGCGACGGTGTGATGTACTTCTTGAATACTTCTACTTGGCACGCATACACCCTCGGGTCTGATGCCAACAAGGAGAGCAAGGGAGACTTCTCCGTTCGTGGTCCTTTCCGTATTCCTGAGCAGGATCTCTTCCGTTATGAGATCGTTCTCAACATGGGAATGCACACTAATCAACTTCGTGCCAACGGTGTAGTTACCGGCGGCGGAACTGCCTAAAAGGAGGCCATCATGGCTATTGGAAGTGCATTTGGCATTGCAACCGATCACGTTTCAACAGACGCTGCTGCCCCCTTGGGGTTTGAAGTTGTCAAGCAAGCGGCAGCCGGCAACGGTCTGCAAGTTTGGGTTTACGTTTTCAATGATGAGGCAAGCGACGCATATGCGGCTGGCAACATTATTTACCGCGACCCAAGCGCAACCACCAATGATTGGTACGGCGGGCTTATTGCCCCTGCTACGAATCACCAGGCTAAGGTTATGTGTCTAGGTGTGGCCCAGCATGCGATTGCTGCTGGTTCATACGGATTCATCCTCAAAAAGGGTGTAGGCACGATCTTGGCGGGGTCCGGTGGGCTGACCGCAGATACGCCGTTCACCTCTGGTGGCAGCGCTGCGGGAACCGCACTTGACTACGCAGACGGTACGTCTCAAGAGAACATCGGAGTTATCGGTCATAGCGCTACTGCTGTTTCTGGTGGCGCAACCGGAACCGCTTGGATCGATTGCGGCTGATTACTGGTAGAATAGAAACACCCCTCCCTTTTCGGGCATGGAGAGGGAGGGGTTTTTTCTAAACGAGGTGTGTAATGAACTTAGGTGAGATGCGGACAGCTATGTTCGCTCAGGCAGATTGGGGACCAAAAGCTTCTACTGAAGCCAACACCCGAGCCAATGAGTTCATTAATCGTGCCTACAACCTCTTGGCGCTTGAAGCGCCTTTTTTGTTCTTCGAAGACGAGTTGCACATCGCAACCCAGAAGGATGAAGTCCCCGCGTTGAGCACGGATCTCGTGAATGTCGAGAACAGTGATCCGTGGGTGTTGTCTGCCGCTTTGGCTCCCGGCACGACAGATGCCCTTGTGTGGCCCACTGATCGCAGTTGGGATGGTCGGTGGATCGAACTAAAAGACAGCAACGGCACCTACCACCGCCACCAGATTCGAACTGTGTGGACAGAAGGATCTGGCCCCGGTGAGTATCGGATGACCCTTTTCACTCCATACAACGGAGTGATGAACGCATCAGTGCCTACGACAAGCATGTCGTATCGCATCTACACGCCCCATTACAGCTTGCCTGCTGATGTCATCTCGGTGAACAGCATGCGCCTCTACCAGAACAACGAGGGCTGGCCCCTTGATATTATGGGTCAGATGGAAGCTGAAGAGAAGCGGATCGCTGATGCAAACCGAAACGTTTCCGCAGGACGCCCTCGCCTTGCCTACCGTCGAAAACACTGGGCTATGCCTGCTCCTGCCGAGGATCCTGATCAGCTTGAACTATCGAGCGAGCAAAACACCACAACGTTCAACTGGCACGGACCAGAGCCTGGCGGGACATTCCAGTACGTCTTCACCTACTGTTGGGGCCGAAGAGACGACCAGCACTGGCGTCACAACCCTGGTCTCGACAAATCCCAGATTGCGACAACGCTTGCCTGGTGCAATCCGCTGTCATCAAACGAGTTGTCTTTGTATAATTCTGACAACACCCTGTACACAGAGCTTGCCAACCTTGGCGACCGCGCCCGGTATTCTCCTCTTTGGGAAAGCGCTCCGTCTCCTGCGAGCGAGGTCATTTCCGCTGACACGAACGGCACGGGAATCTACCTGAAGTTTCCAGACCTTGAGAAGATTCAGGGGTTTGGCTATTCGGGACAAGCGCAGCGCTACCGACGCAGCGGCTGGCGTATTCGCATTTATCGCAAACGCATAACCTCAACGGCTCATTCGAGTTTTACAGGGTTTGCTGACACCGATGTTGAGGATGCTGGGGTTTATTACCTCCTGATGGAGGTCCCTGGGTGGTGCAATGAAATCATCGACAACGGCGCGATTACGCCTGACTACGGAACCCGCCTGAAGTCTGTTCATGGGTATCAAAACATTGCCCTATACCCCCGACCTGATGATCGGTATGAGCTGGATGTTCGCTGTGTTCGCCGGCCAGATCCCCTTGTTCAGGACCAAGACGCCCCGAAGGTTCACGCTGAGGCCACCGAACTGATCCTCCAGCGGGCTTTGACCTTTCTTTATGAAGCTCAGGGCAATAAGGGTATGTCTGCGATTGCGTTTGGTCGGTACGAGCGCAATTTAGAAACACTTTCAAAGAGATACGGAGACCTTCGAAGTTCGGCTCGTGCTGAGTATCGGAGGATTTCAAGAGCTAACCCAAGCCATCGCATAGGCCGCAACTGGCGTCAATGGTGGACCACAAGTACATAGGAGTACAAGATGAGCGTGAAGAACGACACCCCCAAAGTCACCCCAATCATTTGCGGGGCAGTGTACCGCAAAGAGATGCCTGACAACTCTGTTGAGTATGCCACCATGATCGGTGTCATCGAGAAGAACGGTACTACATTTGGAATCCTACAACGCTATGGCTACAGCCCTGAGCGTGTGACTTCCGGTCAAGCCAACTTCAAAGGTTGGGAGCTTTTTGCTGAGCCCGGTATTGTCAAGACACCTAAACCTGCCATGAATGGCCGAGCTAAGAAGCGCGAGCAAGCAATTGCATAGGAGCTTGAATGCATTCCCCAAACCTCGTAATCGTGCTGAGGATTGGGGCCGCCAACAAAGCCTTGAAGCAACCCTGGACTGAGAAACGAGTACTCGAAATCGCAGATCACATGGGACTGAAAGGCTCCGGCGACCCCGACTTTCTGGCGTTGATGAGAAATCTCACCGGAAAAACAGACATTGGTGATCTGGATCATCACGATCTGGGGAAAGTAGCGCAAGCACTTATCGACTCCGCCAACCATAAAGTGGGGGGCGGTTGTGGCTGATCAAGCAAAGAAGGACAGGAAAGGCCCATTCATTCCAAGGACGGAGTCCCAGAAGATTCTGAGCCCTGAAGAACTGGGCACGAAAATACAGAACATGGTGGTGACCGAGGAAGGCACGCTCAGAAGCGTTTGTGGCCCTACTCCCTACGTTCCTAACTATGGGTTCGGCTACCCAACCTACGGGACAGCACACGGCATTCACCACGCAGTAATGGCCCAGAGTGGCCGGGATCTGCTGTTGTTGCATGTCGATGACCAGTTGTGGGTCCATCAGGGGTGGAACATTGACGCCACTACACCTAATGCGACCTGGGATGTTCTTCTTGGACCATCCACCGCTTCTCCGCTTCGTTCGGACCCTCTCCCAAACCCCAACTCGGCAAGCTTTCCAACACAGTTTGAATCGACCCCGGCTGGAGTTGTCATTGTTCCGCAAGGCGGTCGCTCGTATTTTTATGACGGCATAGCGATCCTTCCTTTGGGGTACGACCACGCACCGAATGCCCCAACAGGCGCAGGCCCCTCGGGGGGGTTTGGGTGTGCTCTTGAGAGCATTAATGCAAAATCTGGAAACACGAGCATTGGATATGCAGGGGCCGCTATTCGGTGGACCGATATGTCTTCTAACCAATTGGGGTACGCTCATGACGGTTCGATGACTTGGAGTGGCGGCAGTAGCGACAGTAGGGGGATGCACCCTAACTTTGGTTTTTGCGAAATAGGGACACTGCTGGTGTCTCCAGGCGTCTATGCCGCTTCTCAAACAGCCACCCTTCTTACAGGCTCGTGGCAATGCAAGGCCCAATGGATTGACCGATGGGGCAACCTTTCTCCGCTATCCACAGTAAGCAATCCGGTAATCCTTGAACAGGAACGCGGCGATTACCAGTCTCCCTGGGAAGCACTTACCGGAGTCAACGCTCACGACGCAGCCGTTCAAGACAACGCATACTACGGCTTTCGCTCTGGTCGCCTAAAAAAACAGGTCTTGTGGCACTCTATTGAGCCTGGCCCCGAGGGGACAATCGGTCGTGTGCTTGTTCGAACGAAAGACCAAGTCAACAGCGGAACGCTCGACTACTTTGAGATCACCCCTGACAAGACAGGCTCTTTTTCTGGTTTTTCTACAATCCCCGATAACGTCTCCACTGTCTTTCCAGACAATGTTGCGGATGCTCACCTGTTGGGTAAAGCCGTGGACGCAATACCAGTCCCACTATTCAAGGTCTGCAAAGTTTGGGCGGGGCGTCTTTGGATTGGAAACATAGAGGACAGACCAGGCGTGGTGATCCCCTCAATGCCGGGGCGCTGGGGGACGTTTGAGAAGGACGCTGAGTATGAGCCTGACCCCACAGGGTCTGAGGTAACGGCTCTTTGGCGTGCTTTTGGTGGCTTGTTTGTGTTTACAGCGAACAGCACTTTCCTTATTTCTCCGTCGAACACCGTTGCATCAGGTCAGAGACAAGGCTTTAAGGTTGAAACCGTAAACTCCCAAGTGGGGTGCGCGGGACCGAGCACTGTTCAAACCATGCAAGACGGCTCTGTGGTCTGGTTATCAAACAAAGGTTTCCACCGAGCTACGATGACACGAAAAGAAGGGCTTCAAATCGTTCCCATTAGTGAGTCGATTGAAAGAACAGTTAGAAACCTCAACAAAGCACGACTGAGGGGCGCAACGAGCGTTCTCGATAAAGCGTCAGGTGAGTATAGGTGCTGGGTTCCAGATCAGAACTCGACAATCAACAATCTCTGCCTGGTGTTTGACGGGTCAGGCTGGAGGCGTAGAACCGACGTTCAAGCCAGGGCCTCGTGCTCCACCATTGACCACCGTGAGTACTCGTTAGTCGCCGGAATAGCCGACGAAGCACTGCCTACCGGAGAGTCTGGAAGACAAATATCCTTAACCGGGGGGTTGCAGTCTGGTGTGTGGGTTCTTGATCATGAGGTCGCTTCATTTGTTCCCAATTCTCGCGACTACACCGTAGAAACCTCTTGGCTGGCCGGACTCCGGTCTCTTGATCGAAAAACCGCCTTTACCGTCTACATCTGGCTTAGGGAAACATCGAACACGAACCTAAACGTTGAAGTATACCGAGACTGGAGAATGAAGACCGTTCATACCGAAACAGTGAATGTCTATTCTACAGAAGATGCGCCTCCGTTTTGGAATACCGCGACACTGTCCACAGAGAACACATACAAGCTGCGAAGACCGTTCTGGGTGAAAGCCGACTTGTTCTTGCCTGCATGTGAATCCTTCAAGCTAAAGCTGACTTCACAGTCGCCGTTTGAGTTTGTAGGGATTTCCGTTGCAGAAAGCGACCCCGATAAGAGCGGAATGAGGATCCCGAAATGAGTTGGAAATACCCAGAGCAACCAGTAAAGTCTGGCGACGTTGTTGAGATAGACGACATCAATCGAACCTTCACCCGGTTTGCAGAGGAACTTGACGGCGGCCTCAATGAGCACAACTGGAAAAAAGACACGTTTATCAGGCAAGACTGCGCCGAAGACGTAAGTATGGAGGTCTGGAGTACAAGCCAGGCTCAGAACCGGGAATTTTGGCCGGCTACTTATCAGCAAGAGTGGTTTCGGGTTCGCTCAGGGCAGGACTGGTCTCCAGTAAAGTCTGAGTCACACACGGCCTCAATCACGGCGACCACCAAAAGCGGGACACTGTGGGTGATGGGTAGCCTGCAACACATCCAAGGCGCAGGCAGTGCGGCTGTGGTTCAGTATGCCCTTCGGGTTGACGGAGCGGTAATACCCGAAACCATCACTGGAGCAGGCACAACACTAAGCGACGCAACTCATGTAGTGAATGTCACCAATAAGTTTAGCCACGTCATTCACGGCTCGGGCATCAACCAAAGAGCGCGGGCTGTCTGTCTTGATACGCTGGTCGATGTAAAACCGGGCACCCACACAGTGGAGCTTGTGGCCAGAATGATCAGCAAAACCAATTCAGAAGACGCCTACTTTTGGATTGGTAGCCGTGAGTTAATAGTTATCTCAATGAGGAAATGATGTCCGATACATTCGACCCCTATGATGAGAATGATTCTTTCGATGCAGCGTCATTAAATACTCGGTTTGCCTCCATGAAAGACAAGGTAAATTCCGTACCTGTCTCCGCAAATCAAGCCCAGGCCCTGGGGCCCTCTCACGTCGGGGGGATCATCGACGCAGGGCGGACCAACACTACCATCCTAAAGCCAAAGAACGCGGTAACCGCTGAAGCATATGGGACAGCGTGGTACTGCGAAGACATCAACAGCAGATACCCCGGCTGGGGAGTTGAGGACTTCGAAACAGGGGGATCTCATGATTGGCAGAGGATTTCAGACATATCCAGGGGGTACAGAGAATACTTGTCGGTAAACATCACGGGCGTTGAGCTTGGGGTCAACAAACGAAACGCCGTGCTTGTTTTCGGTAACGTGGAGTTTGTATGCATCTACACTAGAGACACAGACCTTCCCACTGCTTCCGCCGGTGCCTCCCTTGTCACTATCATCACCACTGTTTCGTCTTCGGGGGTTCGCACGTTTTATTGGGACACTTTACGAACCACGTCAATGGTCAACTACATCGCCGGAAAACAGAACTTTTCTATCGACATTCCGCACAGGACGCTGCTGAAGACCGACGGGGCAGACATCAAGGAAGTTGAGATTTTGGCTTCATGTCTTAATGATTACGACAGTTCGGCTAGGAGCACGGGCGCGTACACGGCTTTAGTTCGTTTTTGCCAGCTAACTGCGGTAGCATTGCAAACAAAGGTGAACTAATGCCTGAAATTACCGACGCCCAATGGAATCTGTTTACGGACGGACAAGCTTCTAATGCAGAAGATGTTTCCGACAACGTCTACAACCCCAGCGGGGCAGCTAGTTCATTGGAGCACATCAACGGGCACTTAGAAAAAGTCAATCTGCCCGCAGCTACCGATTCGACATTTTGGGAGATCCCTACAGAGGTTGTTCAAAAGAACACGTTTACTGGCGGATCTATGGTTGCAAGTACTGGAAATCTTGACTTTTTTAGAGAGCCGCACTTTGCTGACTCGTTTAGAGAAAACGTATATGGCCCAGACCTTGCCGTTGATGGCGACGCCATACAGTACCTAAGGGTGCCGTCTGGGGGAGATGGTGGGTTGATAGACTCAACTACTGAGTTCGCACAGGACGAAGACTTCATTCCTGTTCCCGGTGCAAGTATCAGTTTTTATCTTCCATATGACTGCACGCTGGTGATGCTTACTTGGAACATTCAATTTGAAGACGACGGGGACAACGGGAATACGATGGACCCATCTCTTGTTGTGGGCGAACAGGGCCCCGTAGACACAAAGACGCGCACCTGGCTGCGCTTGTATTTGGACAACGCCTGGGTTGAGGGTCAGGAGCGGATTACTTTTCCACACATGACAAAACCAAGAGCGTCAGGCGGCGACTACTACCTTCCGTCGTCAACATTTTACGGACCACGTTACTGGAATGGGCACCACGCTGCCTACACGGGCGACGGCACAGGTTTGAATAAAGGCTGGCATTCAGCAAGCATTCGAATTTACTCTAACAGCAACCAGGCGAGAGTTCGCGTTCGCGGAATGCGGCACGTTTATTTTCGATAGAGGCTCTTCATGGCACTTACTCAAGAACAGAAAGACAAGCTCACGAGTGCAGGAAAAAAAGGACTGGGGATCCTAGCAGGCACAGGCGTGGCCGGAATGGGCGCAGGCTTGGCCACGAGCTTAGTCAATCGAAAAAAAGAAGGCCAAGGCCCTCAGTTTAGCCTTCAGGAAGCCGGTGATACTCGCGCAAAGATGTTGAGGACTCAGCTAAAAGACGCGCAGAGCCCGGTTGACGACACAATGGTGCAGCAGCGAGCAGAACAGGCATACCAAGCCGCACAAGGCCCCGGAAAGCAGGCGAACATCGAGGCCCTAAGGTCGGGGCTTG